AGAGCAGACGCTGCCAACTGAGGGCGGGAATCTGCGCAGGATCGGCACTGCATCGCTTGTCCCCGGCAAGTGGTTTGACTGCTGCCTGCATGTCCAGTGGGCGACTGGTGCTGGCGGCATGCGCGAGTTCTTCATGAACGGCATGCCCATGTTCCGCGAAATTAACCTGCCGACCCAATACACGGACGTGATTGGACCTTACCTCAAGCTCGGCGTCTACAACGGCCTGAGTGCCACTGCTGGTTGGGTGATGCGCCGCGCGTATTACTCGGATGTACGCATCTGGACTGGTGATGCCACATATGAGCAAGGCTTGAACCGGCGAATCGCCCAGCCGGCACGCCTGACCAAGCTGTGACCAATCCCATCCCCTGCCGGTCCGTATAGGAAAGTGCCATGAGCAAAATCGAAGATATGTGCCACCGGTACAACTCCCTCAAGGGGTCCCGTGGCAATTGGGAATCCCATTGGGAGGAGATCGCCGAGCGCGTGCTCCCGCGACAGATCGGCTTCCTGGGCGCACGATCTGATGGTGAGAAGAAGACCCAGAAGATATTCGACTCCCGGCCCCAGATCGCCCTGGACCGCTTCGCATCAGTTATGGACTCGATGCTCACGCCGCGGCAGTCGAAGTGGCACAACCTGCGCACGACCGACGAGGCTCTGAACCGCCAGTTCGCGGTGCAGGACTGGTTCTACCAGGTCAACAACATCATGCACTCGATGCGCAACTCGCCGAAGGCCAACTTCGCCGGGCAGAACTTCGAGCGGTGGATCAGCATGGGCGCCTTCGGCACCGGCTCCCTGTTCATCGACTTCATGGCCGGTGTGGGCCTGCGATACCGGTGCGTAAACCTGCGGGATACGTTTTTCCTGGAGAACCACCAGGGGATCATCGACTCGGTGTACCGATGCTTCAAGCACACGGCGCGTCAGGCGGCGCAGCGATGGGGTGAGAAGAACTTGCCAGAGCGGGTGCAGAAGGCACTGGAGAACCCGCAGCGCCAGAACGAGTTTTTCGACTTCCTGCATGTCGTGGCCCCGCGCACCGATTACGACAGCGGCCGGGCAGATGCCCGAGGCAAGCCGTGGGCGTCCTACTACCTATCCGTGCCCGACAAGATGCTGCTCGCGCCCGAGGGTGGGTTCACCAGTTTCCCGTACAGCATCGCCCGGTACGTTACCGCGCCCGAGGAGGTCTACGGGCGCTCGCCGGCCATGACCGCGCTGGCCGACATCAAGATGCTCAACGAGATGTCCAAGACTGACATCCGTGCGGTCCACAAACTCGTGGACCCACCGATCCTGCTGCACGACGACGGGATTCTCGGGGGTGGTGCCACTACGATCCGCATGCAGCCCGGGGGCTTGAACCCCGGAGGAGTGAATCGCAACGGTCAGGCGATGATTCAGCCTTTCGGTACAGGTGCCCGGGTCGACATCAATGAGCAGAAGATGGAGCAGCGGCGCACGGCGATCGACGATGCGTTCCTTGTGACCCTGTTCCAGATCCTCGTGGAGACCCCGCGCATGACCGCCACCGAGGCGCTGATCCGGGCGCAGGAGAAGGGCATGCTCCTCACGCCTACGATGGGGCGCCAGCAGTCCGAGGCGCTCGGGCCACAGATCGAGCGTGAACTCGACCTTCTGATGTTCCACCGGATCCTGCCCCCGATGCCGCCCGAACTGGTGGAGGCCGGGGGCGACTACGAGATCGTCTACGACTCGCCGATGTCGCGCATGGCCCGCGCCGAGGAACTGGTCGGTGTGCAGCGCACCATGGAGTTGCTGGCCCCGTTCGCCCAGATCAACCCCGAGGTGCTCGACGTGTTCGACCCCGACGCGCTGGCTCGCTTGACCGCCGAGGTCTCCGGTGTCCCGACCCCGGTGCTGCGCAGTCAGGACGCCGTGGACAAACTGCGCCAGCAGCGCGCACAGCAGACACAGGAGGCCGCGATGGTGCAGGCAGCACAACCCCTTGCTGGGGCCATGAAGGACGCGGCGCAGGCTAACCAGTTACTTCAAGGAGCGTGACGATGGAGACGCTTGGGGACGCCTTACCGAAGGAGATGGCGAGGGTGCGCGAGGTACTCGGGTACTACCGGGAAATTGGTCCCGCTGGTGTGTTCGGTGCCACATTCATTGAACTCGATCTGCGCGAAGCCGACCGGGCAGTGATGAGTGGTGACCTCGTGGCGATGCTCGTCGCGTACAAGAAGTTGCAGGAAATTACCGGGTGAACCTCAACCCCATGACTCTCATCCGTCGCCGGGCCTACCGTGCGACGTTCAACACTGTCGAGGGCCAAAAGGTGCTGGCTGACCTTCGACGGTTCTGCAGGGCCAGCGTGCCCACGGCAGATGTCAACAACGTCCAGGCCACGTACCTCCTCGAAGGCCGGCGTGAGGTGTGGTGCCGCTTGCAGGCACACCTCATGCTGACCGACGAGGACGTTTTCAATCTGATCGAGGAAGACCCTAATGAGTGATACCCATTTTCTGCAGCCGAAGATTACCGACTACCGCCAACTGAGCGAGACCGAGGTTGCGCTGATGAACGAGGGCAAGGCGCTGGCCGAGCAGTGCGGAGCCTACATCGCCAAGTTGCGAACATATTCCGATGTGGCGCGCAAGACCGACGTGGTTCAACTGACCCCACCCCTCGACCAGCGGTGGATCAGCATCGGCGCGACCGACCTGCAACGCGGGTTCATGGCCGTGATCCGCGGCATCGCGCAACCCACCACGTTCTAACCCAAGGAATCATCCATGACTGACTCTGCTGCCGCCCTGCTGGGCGATAACGGCACCCCTGCTGCTCCGGCCGCTGGTGTTGCACCCACCGCGCAACCGAGTGCCAACTCGGTCTGGACAGCCGCATTCGACGAGGACACGAACGCCTACGTCAGCAACAAGGGGTGGAAGGAACCCTCGGACCTGCTGATGTCGTACCGCAACCTAGAGAAGTTTGCCGGTGGTGCCAAGAACCTTTTGGAACTGCCGCCCGAGAACGCGACCCCCGAGCAACTCGATGCCTTCTACTCCAAGCTGGGCCGACCCACCGACCCCAACGAGTATGGACTCAAGGCGCCCGATGGTGGCGACCCGGCCATGGTCGAGTGGTTCAAGGGGACCGCGCACAAGTTGGGCCTGAGCGCCAAGCAGGCGCAGTCCCTGTTCACCGAGTTCAACGGGATGTCGGGGTCCATGCAGGAGAAGATGCAGGCCCAGATGGCGCAGGAGTCCGAGAAGGCGATCGGCACCCTGAAGCAGGAGTGGGGTCAAGCCTACGACCAGATGATCGGCGCCGGCCGGCGTGCCGCCACGGCGCTGGGGTACGACGCCGGGAAACTCAGCGCCATCGAGGACAAGTTAGGCACGGCCGAAATGCTTCGCTTGTTCGCTACCCTCGGCTCCAAGATGGGCGAGGACTCATTCGCCGGGGAGCGCAGTGAGGGTGGATTCGGAACCACGCCGGCCGCAGCGAAGCAGCAGATCGCGGACCTCAAACTCGACAAGGGTTTCATGGACAAGTACCTCGCTGGCGACAAGGATGCCGTGAACAAGCTCCAACGACTCATGGAGGCCGCGCATGCAGGCGGATGATGTTCGGCTTGATCTGGTGAAGGCGATGATCCCTGTGGCCAGCCGCCACGGGCTCACCAGCGATGAAATTGTCGGGACTTGCGCACGACTGGAAAAATATGTGCTAGGATTGCCAGCAGTTGAGGACCCACCGGCCCCGACCACTCGGAAAACGCTGACCAGGCCCGTAAAGGACAACCCGGTTCCAGATTTTCTGAGCAAATGACCCCACTCAAGTGGATAAGTCGAAACAGAGCTTCGGTGATTTTGTTTCCACTTACCACCTGAAAGGGTCATATCATGAGTTTCCAAGTCACGACCGCGTTCGTGCAGCAATACAGCACCAACGTGCAACTGCTGCTCCAGCAGCGCGGATCTCGGTTGCGCGATTGCGTGACCGTCGGTTCCTACACCGGCAAAGCCGCCAAGGCAGTCGAGCAGATCGGCGAGGTCACGGCGCAAGCCCGAACCAGTCGCCACGCTGACACGCCTCTGATCAGCACCCCGCACGATGCCCGTTGGGTTCACCCCACGGACTACGAGTGGGCTGACATGATCGACGATCAGGACAAGTTGCGCATGCTGATCGACCCCACGAGCCCCTACGCCATGAACGGCGCATACGCTCTGGGTCGGGCCATGGACAGCCTGATCATCACCGCTGCCCTGGGCACCGCGTTGACCGGCGAGAACGGCTCGACCAGCACCGCGTTCGACACTGCCAACCAGCAGATCGCCGTGGGTGCCACGGGCCTGACCATCGCCAAGCTGCGCGCCGCCAAGAAGATCCTGATGACCAACGAGGTCGACGTCGAGAACGATCCGCTGTACATCGCCGTCACGGCGACCCAGTTGGACGAGTTGCTCGGTACGACCGAAGTGACCAGCGCCGACTTCAACACGGTCAAGGCACTGGTACAGGGCACCGTGGACTCGTTCATGGGCTTCAAGTTCATTCACACTGAACTGTTGGGCGTGGACGGGTCGGGCGACCGGCGCTGCATTGCCTGGGCCAAGAGCGGTCTGCACCTGGGCATGTGGAACGACATCAACACCAAGATCAGCGAACGGGCCGACAAGTCCTACGCCACTCAGGTGTATGTCAAGGGCACCTTCGGCGCCACCCGCGTCGAAGAAGGCAAGGTTGTCGAAATCATCTGCAACCTGTAAGGAGCACACGACATGGCAACGACCTATTCCACCGACGCCGCTGGCCTCGGAACCACACCCACCACGAAGATGAAAGGTGCTGTCGTCGGGGGCCGGATGCGCCGGTTCCGTGCGGTGATCCCGTTCGCGGCGCAAGCCTCGGGCGACGACATCGTGCTGACCAAGGTGCCCGCTGGCCACACGTTCGCATTCGGCATGATCAGTGCCACCGCGACGTTCGGAGCCAGTGCAACCATCGCCATCGGCATCGCTGGTGCCACCGGCAAGTATCGGGCTGCGGCGACTCACACCGCCACGGTCCCGACGCTGTTCGGTGTACCCGCCGCCACGGACGATGACCCGCTGACCGCGGAAGAAACGATCCTGTTGACCATTGCTGTCGCAGCCCTCCCTGGCTCCGGTAGCGCGGTGGTGGACCTGTACTTCTCGGCACCGTAAGGGGGCGGCACCGTGCCGAGTGTTGTCGATCTGTGCAATAGCGCCCTCGACAAGGCGGGGCACGGTGCCATCACGTCCCTTGAGGACAACACCAAGGCGGCTCGGTTGTGCTTGCGCAACTGGCCCCTGGTGCGCGACCGCGTGTTGCGCATGCACCCTTGGAACTTCGCCGTCAGGCGCACCAACCTGGCCGCGCATGAGACTGCCCCCAACTGGGGGTTCACGGCGAAGTTTCCACTCCCTTCTGACTTCCTGCGCCTGCTCGAAGTCCGTGACCTATCCACAGGCGAATTCCAACTCGAAAACGGGTTCATCCACGCCAACGCGACGGTCCTGTATATCCGCTACATCGCCAGCATCACGGACCCCAATGTCTATGATGCGCTGTTCATCGACACCGTTGCCACTCGCCTGGCTGCAGAACTCGTTGAACCACTGACCCAGAGCACCACGAAAAAGAAGGCGCTCCTGGAGGAATACGACGTGTTCATTGATGATGCGAAGCGGGCCGACGCGCAGGAGAACCCACCTGTTGTGTATGAGGAGGACGAGTGGATTAAAGTGAGGTACTGATGAAAGCCTCACCTGCTCAAACGTCCTTCAATGCCGGTGAACTGTCTCCGTTGCTCAAGGGGCGTCCGTCCCTTGACAAGTTCAAGAATGGGTGCGAGACCCTTGAGAACTTTATTCCTCAGATCCAAGGCCCAGCGCGCAAGCGTCCAGGCACCCGGTTTGTAGCCGAGGTCAAGGACTCCGCGGACGCCACGCGCCTGCTACCATTCGAGTACAGCATCAGTCAATCCTACGTCTTGGAGTTCGGGGACCTGTATGTCCGGTTCTACCTTGACGGGGGTGTGGTGGAGTCAAGCCCCGGTGTCCCGCTGGAGGTGGTTAGCCCTTACACGTCAGCACAGGTGGGCTCCCTCGAATACGCACAGTCAGCCGATGTGGTCTACATCACGCACCCTGAGCACCCACCGTACAAGCTCGCCCGTACCAGCGCGCTCGTGTGGACCCTGACCGCCGTTACGTTCGCATGGCCCCCGTTCAACGACGAGAACACGGGGACCACAACGATCACTGCCTCGGTGGTGCGTTTGCCCTTCTCCACCGCACCGTCGATCAGCAGCGGCCGAGCCTCCTCCATCGTGAGGTACTTGGAGAACGACTCGTCGACCATCAGCGCCTCGGCGCCCTCGATGTTCCCCTGCGCCAGTTGCGACCGGACTGCGGCTTGCAGCGGTTTCGCATAGGCGAGGCGCTTTGCAGTCTCGTACTGGTCCTTCGACATGGCTGGCTTCCACATCTCCACCGCAGCCAAGTTCTCATCCTTGGCGAAACTCCATATATCCGGTGCCGCATCGACCTGAATTGAGGACTTATCGAATTGCTGGTTCAGTGCCCGACCCATCTGGTCCTGACCGGCCTTGATCTTCGCGGTGATGGCGCTCTTGCCGTACTGCGCGAGTTGGTTGTCGAGTTGGCGCTCCAGTGCAGCGCGAGCCTCGGGGCGCCCGGAGAAGTTACCCAGGGCCTCCTGACGCTTTTGGTTCAGGGCATTCTGGAACTCAGGCAGTGCCTGCTGACTCATGATGTCCTGACGCTTCTGGAAGTCATCGAGAGCCGTGACAGCCCACGTATCGACACCCTCCATCACGTCCTGAGCCGCACCCAGCTCCTCGCGCCGCTGGACCCGTTCGCCGATGTCCTGGAGCACGTTACCCATGCCTTCCAGCGCCTGTGCCGGGGCAGCGCCGAAGTCAGCACCCGAGGCTCGGGGGCCTTGCGCCGTGGTCTGTTGTTCGTATAGATTGAGTCTTGGCATCGCGCCCCCTAGAAGTATTTGCCCGCACTCGACAGGAGCGAGGTGCCAGCGCGCATGTATCCCGCGGTGCGGGCGTTCTTACCCCGAGCCTCGTAGAGCGCGGCCTCGCGCTGTCCCGAGTACCGGGTGTTGAGTGCGTCGATCTCGGCGTTGGCGGCAGACTCCGAGAGCACGGCGAGTGGGGTGCCCTCCATCGTGGCTCCCGACTTGCTGACCCCGGCTCGGATGCTCCCGAGTTGGCGCTGCGCGGCCGTTCGCTGCGCGGTCTCACGGGCCTGTGCTTCGGCGCGTGCCGAGTCAGCGTTGAACTGTGCGGCTTGGGACTCGGCCTTGCCCGCGCCAAGTGCGCCCAGCGCCCCGACAGCGGTGCCAACGGTGCTCAGGGTCGTCCCGAGTGCGAACGCGCCACCAGCGCCGAACAGTCCGGTCGTGGCTGCTGCGGCTGCAGTGGTTGCCGTGGCCGCTGTGGCAGCGGTTCCGAGTGCGAGTGCAGGTAGGAACGCCATTATCTAACCCTCGCGTAGAGCAGCATATCGGCGCCATCGGGTCGGTACGCCTTCATATAACCTTCGAGTTCAAACCCGAGCATCTTGATCCATCTGTGTCCCTCTTTGAACCCGACATCCACAGCCGCCTCGATCCTGCGAAACGGGGTGCGGATCAAGAAGTCGCGCACCGCTTTGTGGATAGCTGGGAAAAACTGACCCGCTGACTCTGCGATCAGAGCGAACGCGATCGCCCGATTCTCCCATTGCGGCTCGACTCCTGCAACTGCAAGCACCACACCATCGTGCTCCGCGGTCCATGCGAGTCCTTTGTCTGACAACTCAGTGAAGTCGCCACGCACATCCACGATACGTGTCAGGTACTCCTGTGCCGGCTGCATGGCGATCCGCTCAGTATCACCCGTGACCCACGGTCTAACGATCATAGGTGTGCATCTGCGGCAGCAGTGCCCTCACGGTGCAGGGGAGCGGGAGTCGGTGCTGCACGACCATCTGCGTGCCCTTTTCATACTCACCAGGCCAGGCCAGCCGATCGGTCTGCCCGGTGAACAGAGGTATAGGTGCGTCCATGTCGTCACCCGAACTGCGCATCGCATACTCGTCCATGTCGATCGTGTTCGGCCCGTACCATAAACCAGCACCAGTCTCAAACAAGTCGAGCACGATCCCGTTGATCCGCTGCTCCTTGCCCTGAGCCGTACCGTCCTGGGCCCCGGCCTCAATTGGCATGGTCTTGATGGTGGCGGTGTAGGGCAAGCCCACATTGACCACGGACGCGGCCAGTTGCAGGGTGATGGCGCCCGAGGTCACGGTGCGGTTCGGATGCACGGCTCCATCGGCCAGCACTGCCACATCCTCACCTTCGAGGTGGTCAAGTCCGGTGATCGAGGTGGTGGCCGCACCGTCGTAGGTCAGGCCACTGTCCACAAAGAACGCATACTCATCGGTGCGATACTTCTCGAGGTATTCGACATACCGCACCGTGGCGCCGTCCACCGCGCGTCGCACAATCATCCACGTCGAGTCCTGGTCCCCGTCCCAATGCGGGACCACGACCACGGACTCCACGATGCCGATGGGGTGTCGGTGCCAGCCCACTACATCCTCGGTACGTTCGTAGGTCATGCCTGCCAGCACGCCATCGGTTCGCGGTGCCCAGACGATTTGATTGGGCTCCTGCTGGTACGCCAGGTCCACGACACCGGACTCGGTAACGTGATCGGCCAGCACGTTCATGTTGGGCGCGACGAACGAGTCGGTGTCGAACTGGTAGGCGTACTCGCGCAGCTTGCGGCCGGCACGCTGCAGGAACAGGATCACCGAACCCACGCGCAATGGCTTGACATCCGTGGCACTA